AGAAAGAACCGTCAAATCATCCTAGATACCAATAACCACATATGTCATTACTGTGGAGGAGAGGCAGATACTGCTGATCACATTATCCCTGTCTCAAAAGGGGGAGGGCATGAATTAAGCAATCTCTTACCAGCATGCAAATCATGTAATAGCAGTAGACAAGATAAGACATTGGTAAGGATGAGGTATTGGAATAAGAGATATGTATAGATATAGAGGTTTGGAATATATAGGTTTGATATCCAGATATAGAGGTTTGGGAATAGATAAATCTACAGGGCCTCTAGTCCTTTGTCAAATAGTAGATTTGTCGACAAATAGACAAACCACCATATCCACAATATCCCCCATATCACAGATATCAAGGTTTGTCAAGGCCCCCACTAGGGGGCGGTATAGAGGGAATATCCCTGATATCAAACATCCTATATACAAACACTATATAGGGGATATGCCTGATATGAGATATAAAGGTTTGGTAGATATGAAGGTTTGGAAATAAATAATGTTTGATAGTTTTTTTTATTTGGTTTGGGAACCCTGTAAGAATGTTAGCCAAACATAAAATCCAATAATTAGTAAAAGGAGAAATATATGACAGTAACAGGTATGAAACAAGGTCCAAAACCTCTTAGAGAGATATCTAAGATTAATCCACCATTGGATTTGGATCAAACACTAGAACAGAGTGTTCGTATATCTATATCTAAGGCTACATGGCTAGAAGAAGCAGATTTAGGAGCAGCCAAGGAAGCAGTTCTATTAGCAGAAACTATGGATAACTTTCCTGAGCGTAGGCATCAAATAGCACCTATCCTAATTGCCCTGCTTAATAATCTTGGTCTACTTAATAATAGAAAAACTGCTGAATTAACACCAGCGGAGATATTGGCTTCTATTGCTAATGGATAATTGGCTTCCTTCTGCATATACCCTGCCGTTATCAGACTGTACTGATGGGGATAAGATCATTAATATTGCTCAGACTCTATGGAGATTACCTGAGAAAAACAATGAATTATTGGTATTAACTGATTGGCAGAAATGGCTTATTAGGGCTGTCCTAGAAAGGTATCCAGAAGACCATCCTGAGCCTTCTAAGGCTGGTAGGCTGCGTTATAAGCAGGTAGTGATATCTATGCCTAGAAAGAACGGTAAATCGCTCCTAGGTGCCTTATTTGCCTTATATGGCATGCTTATGCATGAGCCAGCACCAGAAGTAATATCAGTGGCAGCATCTGCAGACCAGGCAAAAATCGTATATAGACGACTAAAACATCAGGTAGATTCATCTGAATTATTAGGACATTTCTTTACAAGAAGCACTGAACATCGTGGACTTTATACGAAAGATGAGACAGGTATATATAAAGTTGTAGCAGCAAATGCTGCAACGGTACAAGGTCTACATCCTTCCATAGTTATATTTGATGAGTTGCATGTTGCTAAAGAAGATGTATGGACTGCTATGGCTCTTGGATCTGCTACCCGTCCAGATGGCATAGTCATTGGTATTACTACAGCAGGAGATGACACATCTGAACTATTAAAAAATCTTTATCAACGAGGAGCAAACGCTGTTGATGGTCAAGAAGATATGGAAAGATTTGGATTCTTCTGTTGGGAAGCACCAAAGGGATGTTCATTAGATGATGAAGAGTCCGTTAGGATGGCAAACCCACAATTAGCAAGTGGAATCTTATCTTGGGAGGCAGTTAAAAATGAATTGGCTACTATGCCTGAGCCAGATGCAAGACGGTATAGATTAAATCAATTTGTATCCTCAATGAATGCATGGATACCAGTAGGAGCATGGCAAGCATTACCAGAAGGTAGACCAGTTAATCCTCAAGTGTTTGCTATTGAGCGTACTCCTGGATGGGAATATTGTTCTATTGTTACCGCTGAACTTCAGGAAGATGGCAAGGTAGCCACAGAATTGGTAGCATCATTTAATAATACAAACATTGATGAAGTACTTAATGCATGTAATATCTTAGGTAAATATGGCAAGCCATTTGTTATGGACTCTGCTGTATTACATGACCTTGGTCAGAAGTTAAAACAAAAGGGTATGCGTGTACAAATGACTGGTATTAAAGAGATAATCCATGCATCAAACAACACATACAGTAAAATAATGAAGAAGGAATTAATTCATCCAAAAGATGAGATAGTTTCATTGCAAATGCAACGAGCAGTACGCAAAAATAGCGGAGATTCTTGGAGAATAGCCCGTAAAGATAGCGGAACTGATATAGACGCAGCAATTGCAACAGTATTGGCTATTTGGTATGTGGGAACACAACAAAAACCACAGCAGATGGTCTGGTAAAAGGAGAACATAATGGGATTTAGAGACAGAATAATTGAAAGACTTGGTTATCAAGTTGAAGAAGTTGAATCTTTTGTTCCTGATACACAGAATCGTGCTATGTCTGCACCGTCAAGAGAAGCGGTAGTTGTTACAGAAACATCTGCATTGTCATTAGTTGCAGTAAGTAGAGCATTGTCTGTACTTGAAACAGCAATGATGCAGATTCCAGTAAATGTACATAGAGGACATGAAACAATTCAACAACCTGCTTGGCTTGATATGCCAGATGTTGAAAACAATGTTTCTCAAGCAGAGTGGTTAGGTACAACATTATTCCACATGGCAGTGTTTGGAAATGCATTTTGGTTAGTACAGAGAAACCCTCGTGGAATTGTAAATGTTAAAAACATTCATCCATCTGATGTTTCAGTACAAGTTGATCAAAATAATGTAATTGTTTATCAAGTTGGTTCAAAGAGATATACATCAAAAGACATTGTTCACATTAAACTTTGGAAGAAGGTTGCAGCAGATTCCCTTCTTGGTGAAGGTCCAATTCAAAGACACAAATCAGTATTGCGTTCAGCATTAGATTTACATAACTATGCTGACAACTGGTTTAGAACAGCAGCCGTTCCAACAGGAACACTAACAACAACAGAATTTCTTTCTGCAGAAGTGGCAAAGCAAAATAAAGATGCTTTCATTGAATCTCAGCAAGAAAGAAGTATTGCCGTCCTATCATCTGGTTTAAAGTATGATTCAATCGCACTTAATCCAGAGCAGGCTCAATTCTTGGAAAACCAAAAATATATCACTCGTCAGATTGCTACTATGTTTGGTGTTCCTCCAATGTACTTGAGCATGTCAATTGAAGGACAAGGCATGACATATGTCAACGGTAACGAAGACAGATCAAAACTATACGAAGATGGACTACAACAGTACATTGTTCGTATTGAGCAAGCAATAACAGATCTACTCCCAAGAGGACAACATGCAGAATTTAACTTAACAGAGTTCTTGCGTCCAAATGTTAAGACTAGATATGAATCTTATGCAATTGGTTTGGACAAGAAGTTCCTAACTGTAGAAGAAATTAGAGAAATGGAAGACATGCCTCCAATGAACTCTACTGGGGCTACTGAACCTACCAACTAAAATGGAGTAATGAATATGGAAAATATAATTACTAGATCTTTTGAGATCAGAGCAACAGATGCTGAACAACGCACAGTTGAAGGCATTGCTGTTCCATATAATGACACAATTGATATTGGCGGAGGTATGAAGGAAAGATTTGCACCAGGTGCAGTTGACCTTAATGCTGATGTTAAATTATTCAGAGACCACAAAGAAATTATTGGTCTTGTGACAAAAATGGAAGATTCTGAAGAGGGCCTAATTATTAGAGCCAAGATTTCAGAAACATCTTTGGGAAATGAAACACTTAACTTGGTTAAGGATGGAGCAATTCGTTCTTTCTCAGTTGGATTCATTCCAGTAATAGATGAAAAGAAGGATAATACAATCATTCGCAAGAAAGTTGACCTCAAAGAAGTATCTTTGGTGGCATTTCCTGCATATGACAAGGCTGAAGTACTTTCAGTCAGAGAAGAAAACAATCAGGAGGAAACATCCATGGAAAACACAACACCTGATTACACTTCAGCAATTGAAGAAGTTCGTAATCACGCAGAGGAATTAGAGCGTCGTCTTGATGTTATTGCATCAGAGAAGACTTCTAACCTTGTAGTTCCACAGTTCCGTTCATACGGAGAATATGTTAAGGCTGTTGCATCTGGAGATACAGAAGCACACCGTACATACACAGGACCAACAACTGCAGACACAATCATGAAGAATGCTTGGGTTTCAGATGTAGTACAGGTTCTTAATGCAGGACGCCCATCATGGGCAGTTCTTTCTTCAGCAGCACTACCAGCAGATGGTAACAATGTTGAATACCCAGTTCGTGTTGTAAATGGCGCAGATGTTGCAGAACAAGCAGCAGAAGGCGACACACTTGCATACGGCTCAATCGAAATTACATCAGAAACAGCACCTATCAAGACATACGGTGGATACACCAACATGTCACGCCAACTTGTTGAGCGTTCATCTGTTGCTTATGTAGATGCAGCATTCCGTGCAATGGTTGCAAAGTATGCAGCAGCAACAAACGCAGCAGCAAAGGCAAAGTTTATTGCAGCATCAGGCTTCAATACATCATCAGTTGCTTCATGGTCTGCAGATGCAGTTATCGAAGCACTTGCTGACTCAGCAGTTAAGGTTAACGAAGATACAGGCAAGGCACTAGAATTCATTCTTTGCTCTGCAGATGTATTCAAGGACCTAGCAGGAATTGTTGATGGTTCAAACCGTCCACTTCTTGCAAACACAGGTGCAACAGTTAACACACTTGGTTCAATCAACCCACTTGGTTTGACAGGAAACATCCTTGGTCTTCCAATCGTTGTTGACCCATCATTCGCTGCAGGTAACCTCTATGTAGGTAACCGTTCTGCACTTACCACATACGAATCAGCAGGAGCACCATTCCGTCTAACTGATTCTGATATTACTAACCTAACCAACTCAATGTCTGTTTACGGATATGCAGCAATTGGAGCACTTGATCCTGCTGCGATGGTTAAGTTGAGCAATCCAAACGACTAATTAAATAAATAGGAGACGATTATGGACTGGACAGACTTAAAAGCCTATGTAGGTGCATCAACAAATGATGATACTTATGTAGAAGAATGCTGGGATACAGCAAAGGATTTGATTGCTTCTTATATCAAGAGCACAAAGATTCCTGCTGGTGTATTGAAGCGTTGCTACCTTGAAGTTGGTTCAGAACTATTCCATCGTCGTAACGCACCAATGGGAGTGGCTCAGTACGCTACTTATGATGGCGCACCTGCTAATACAGCAAGGGACCCTCTCGTTGGTGTGTATCCTTTACTTAATCGTTACATGGTGAGGTTTGCATGAACCTAGCGACGGTAAGAGCAGAACTTGAAAGTGCAATCATTCTTGGTGGCATCAATAAAGTTTACAAATATGTACCAGAGAGACCAAATCCACTTTGTGCGATTATGGAACCTGATGCAGAGTTCATTACTGTATATGAGAATCAATATGATGCAGATTATGCATCTAATTGGAAAGTATTAATACTTGTACCTTATGCAACTAATGAAACTGAAACAGAAAATCTTGATGACACATTAGATACTCTTATCCCTGCTTTATGGGAATATACAACTGCAAACAAAATGACAGTAGACAAACCATTTATTCAAGAAGTAAATGGAGCAAGATTTCTTGCAACAAATATAAACATTTCAATAGATATTGAAGGAGGAAATTGATATGGCACGAATTAAGGGCAAATCAATTATCTTCGAAATTGAAGGAACAGAATACCAAGGCGGAGTAAGCAATGTTGTTTTCTCATCTGCAGTAGGTACTCTAGGATTTGGAGATTACGAAGACAATCTTGATTTCACATGTGCTGTAACTGGATTCCAGGATACAGCAGCAGCATCACTACATTCATACCTATGGGCTAACCCAGGTGTTTCTGTAGATATTACTTATGCTCCACACGGAAATACAACACCTTCTGCATCACAGCCACACTTCACAGCAACTGGCTATGCAGAAACTGTTCCAGATCTTGGTGGCGCAGCAGGCGAATACTTCGTATATGACTTGAACATCATTCTTGATGGCAAGCCAACACGAGTAGAGTCATAATTTAATAGGTCGCTATGGCAGAAGCAATCACAGTTGATATCAAGGGAATTAAAGAAGCACAAGCAACTATTAATAAACTTGCTAAAGACTTAGAGAAGAATGAAAGTCTTAATAAAGAACTTAGTTCAACTCTTGCACAGAAGGCTTCTGCCCTAGCACCAAAATTAACTGGAGCACTTGCTTCTTCTATTGTAGGTAATCCATCATCAGAAAGAGCACAGATAGTTGCAGGCAGTGCAACAGTTCCATATGCAGGTGTTCAAGAATACGGTTGGCCAGATAGAAATATTGAAGCACAACCTTACTTGAGACCAGCGGTATATAACAATATGGATTACATAATTGCTAAATATGAAGACAGTATTAAGGCAAATATAAAGAAGTACAACTTAGATTAATTGGAGGCAGTATTATGGAAACAACAGATTTAATGTCCACATTAAAATGGGCAGAATTAGCAGCAATTGAAACTTATCTTGAATTGCCAATGGATGAATGGGCAAACACAACTTCTAAAGCAAAACTTGCTTTCGCTATGCAGTTTATGATGGCAAAGAGAAATAACCCAGGGCTTACAATAGAGCAAGCAGAAGAAATGTCAATTAACCAATTGACAGAACTCTCTGGAATGGATGTAGAAGTCCCAAAAGAGGGTCCTTCAGCCTAAGAACGATGGCTAAGTTCTGTATTGCAACAGGATACACACCTGAGCAATTCTGGAACTTAAAGTATGAAGAATACAACGCTTTGGCTGAAGAACTTAACAGGAGGAAGTAGATGGCACAGCAGATCACGATTGATATTGTTGCAGAGACAAAGAAACTTACACAGGGTCTTAATGAAGCACAATCACAACTTGGTGGTTTAGATGGCAAATTAAAAGGTCTTGCATCTGCTGCTACCGCTGCTGCCTCAGCATTTGTTCTTAGAGAAGGCGTTTCATTTTTAAAGGAAGGCATTGCAGAGGCTAAAGATGCTCAGATAGCAATGAATAATGCTACATCTGCTTTTGGTGCAGGCTCATCTGCTCTTGCAAAGATTACTGCTGATGCTGAAAAGTTTGGTAAGTCACTGGCTGTTGATAATGATGACATTATTAAATTATCTACACAATTAGGTACATATCTACCAGCAGATTCAAAGAAACTATCTGCAGAACTTGTTAATCTTGGTTATGACATTTCTGCAGTTACTGGTGTAGATGTTGAAGCATGGACAAAGAAATTTGCAAAGGGTATGGCTGATGGAGAACTTAAGGCTTCTGATCTTGAGAAAATGCTTCCAGGATTATCTTCTGCTATTTACGCTCAAGCAGAAGCAATGTTTAAAGCAGGTAAATCACAAGATGCTCTTAATCTTCTTATTGAACAAGGTGCAAAGGTTTATGGAGATGCAGCAGAAAAGAATGTTACTGCAGCACAGAAATTTGATGTTGCTCTTGCAAATCTAAAAGAAACAATTGGTACAAAAGTATTACCTATTGTTGAAAAGTTTATTGGTGCATTAGTTGTAGTTATTGATAAATTCTCAGCACTACCTGGCCCAGTACAAAATGTTATTCTTGTATTAACAGGATTGTTAGCAATTGGTGTGCCTTTTCTTGGTTTCCTTGCAAGTGCAAAGACTGCAATTGAGACACTTACTGGCGGTATTAAATTAGCACAGGCTGCTCAATCATTAATGAACTTTACAATCATGGGCTTCCCTGGACTTTGGGTAATTGCTGCAATTGCTGCTGTTATTGCAATCATTGTTCTTCTTGTTAAGAACTGGGATACAGTAACTGAAGTTGTTGGTAAAGTTTGGGAAGCAATAAAGAGTTTTGCATCAAATGCATGGAGTGCTTTAAGTGGCTTTGGTTCTAAGGTTGCAGGATTTGTTACAACATTAATTGGACATTTTGATGATATTCCTAATGCAATGTTAAACATTGGTAAGAATATTATTACTGGTTTATGGAATGGTATGAATAGTATGGTTGCTTGGTTTAAGAGTAAAGTTCTTTCATTCCTTGGCAATCTTCTTCCATCATGGGCTGAAAAGGCTCTTGGAATTGCATCACCATCAAAGGTATTCTCTGCAATTGGTGAAAACATTGTTAAAGGTTTGACAGCACCACTTAGTGCAGTTAAATCAATTGCAACACCACAAACACTTACTGCAAGTCTTCCAACACTTGCTTCAGGAATAAACATTACAATCAACGCTGGTCTTGGAACTGATCCTTACAAACTTGGCAAGGAAGTTAATAATGCAATTAGCAAATATGGCAAAGTTAGCACTAAGTCAATAGCGACAAAGGTTGTAAAGAAATAATGAAAGCAAAGGATATATTCAAGGTTTATCTAGAAACATTAGAAGATTCAGTAGATATTACTGATGGTCTAATTAATGTTCAACTAGACATTGGGCTTGATTCCTATGAAGGACCTCATCAGCAATCTGATCCAGGTACATTTAGAATTGTTACACGCAATCCTTTAGTTGACCCAAATGTTAATTCATTGGTTAAATTTAATTCTAAGATTAGATTTACAAGATTTAATGAAGACGACGGTACATTTCAAACATTTTATGTTGGTTATGTTACTGATATTGATGTTGAATATACACCTAAAGACCCTAATCCAATAATTACAATCAACGGAACTGATGCACTTGGTGTATTAAATAGAATGCTGATTACACAAGAATTTATTGATTGGATGGACTCAGAATATAATTTGCCAGACAATACTGATGGATTAACATTTAAAGAATTTATTAGAATGGTTGAAGAATATTATTATGTAGAAGGTCAGGCAATATTCTTTAATTTTATAATGTCTCAAGATACTGGTGGTTCATTAGACTACAATGAATATTTTTATAGCCCTGCAAAATTTATGCCACAGGTTGGACAGTCAATCCTTGAGTTGATTACTCTTTATGCACAAACAAATTTAGATTTTATATATTTAAATGATTCATTTTTAGACCAATCATACTTTACATTTAATGTTGCACCTTATGTAAAATATAATTATAATTATTGGTATTTACAAGCAGACCCATATGTTCAATATGCTGATCAGGAAAACTTTAATTCAGAAGTTTCAGGGTATGGATATAAGAGAATATCATTATCAAACAATCTTAATCGTGTAACAAACCAGGTAGGAGTTAACAATACATACACAACTGTTAATTTAACTACACATGATGTTACAGAAACATATGACAATATTGGTGTATTTACTGATGCAGATTCTGTGAATATATGGAATATATCTGAATTATCTATCGATACCCGTTTCCCACAGGCGTTGGCAACTTCAACAGAAGCAGAAAGATTTGCAAGAGATATATTTACATACACAACAAATCCTGATATTGATATTGTTGATATTACATTTGATGAAGTTAAAAGAAATTATGCATTACTTAGTCCTATGAATAATTTTTTTAGAGTAGTTCATAAAGTAAATCCATCATTAACATTAGATAAATTTTATACAACAGTTGGTGTTAAGCATTATATTAATGAAGATGAATGGGAAACAACATATGTTTTTGCACCAATGTGGCAGGATGTTGTTTATCAAAACCAATATGCAGATGCATATATAACTGTTACACCAACAAGTGGTAATAGAAATACATCATTTACAGCAACAATGCATGGTGTTGATATGAGTACAGTAGACAATATTTATTGGCAAGTAAATGCGCCATATGTTGATGCTGATGCAGAAGGACACCTTTTAAATAATGGTGTAGAAAACTGGAATGCTGCATATGATGGAACTTTATATAAAAATAATACTCCAAGAACTGGATCATCAGTAACTTGGACATATGATAACAATGGAATATTAAATCAACCATATGGTGGAAATCCTAATTGGGGTATTTATGCTTGGATATTTGATACAAATGGTTGGGTAACTGTTGTTGCTTTAGAACTTGGTGCAGTTACATCAGCACAATGTTATGCAGATTTTGATTGGGTAGTTAATACAACAACATCTAAAGTTGACTTTACATATAATGGAAGTCCAGATGCAGATACATACTCCTGGACATTTGGTGATTTAGCAGGCGGTACATCAACAGAACAGAATCCATCATATAAATACACAACTACTGGTTATTACAATGTGACTTTAACAATCAATAATGGATTTACTACAAGTACACACACCGAACAGGTTTATGTAAGAATTGAACCTATTCCAGTTAAAAAGATTATTGTTGAATACAAGGCTAGTGAAACTAGACCAAACACAAGTACATTTTGGAATAAGTATTTCCCATATCCTGTTGAGTTTTATGCAAGTGATAATGCAGCAATGCTTGGAAATCAGATAAATGCTTATACAACTGTTAATCTAATACAGACACATGGTAACTTTAATTTGGTTGTTCCATCTACACCAAGCGTTCCATATAATGCATTAAACGATACTAGAAGAATTAACACATCACCATATTATCAAATATTACCAGAGACAGCACCTGATAATCTATCAAGAACATGGGATTTAACAGTAATTATGGATGTTGTTCCAAATCCAATTGGTAACTTGCCATATAGAACAGATTTACGAGAATTATTTATGTTCTTTAGAGAAGACCATAATTTTGAAAAGGCTGTTGTTTATGTATCTCCAGATGCTGATGCTTCAAGAAGATTTAAGATTGGTGAATATATAATTCCATTCAGTGGAAGTGCATCAACAGTACGAGCCTGGAGTTTAGATAACAAGGTATCAATGCCACCTAAGTGGGCACAACCAGCATAGAATTCTTAGACTGCCTCTGAGAATAGCAAAACCCCCCATGATGTCTGATAACTAAAAGGGGGGTTTTGTTTTACTTATTCAGTGATTTCTTCTGATTCCTCAGTAACTACCTCAGACTGTGACTCAGCCTCAGCAATGACTGCTTTCTCATCTAATTTAATTTTAGGACGCTTTGTTTTGTAATCCCAGTCTTCAACACTGACCATTTGTCCATTCCAATATACTTTTTCAGCCATGATTCTCCTTTTGAGCGAGTATAAGATAAATATCATCTACACGCTGTTCTACTCTTAATAGTCTATCAGTATTTTGATTGACCTGATCTCTCATACTTGAACCACCATTAGGTTTTAGTTCACTTAGGAATTTTGTTATTATCCATTTATTAAACCCATAGAATGCAGCCATGAAGCCTCCTAGGGCGGTAGCAATGGCAGCAACGAGTTCAGGTGTTATAGTCACAATACATCTATTGTAAGATATATGTAGATTAACTTTTAGGGGGAATCATGGAAACACTTAATTCACAACCACCAGCAATGGACTGGGAGGTGTATCGAAATGATAATACAGTTATGACACTTGTATTAGTAGATACAAACGATGCTAAGTTAGATCTAACTGATTGGGAGTTTTCAGGACAAGTTCGTCAATTCCCTACAAATACAACAGTTTTAGATGCACTAGATATCGTAAAGAATGAAAATATTCTTACAGTTGGATTAGATTCAACAAATCTAGATGTAATGAATTACTTTGATATTCAAGGTATTAATTCAGTTACAGAAACCGTGTCAACTATCTTGACAGGTACAATTTATGTTCAAGAGGATGTGACAAGACTATGACATTAGAAATACTTACACCCAGCGAAATTAAAATTTATGCTGCAGGTTTAGAAATTGCAACAGGTCCACAAGGACCAACTGGCCCTAAGGGTGATACTGGTGATACAGGACCTCAAGGCGAAAAAGGTGATACAGGAAATACTGGCGCAACAGGAGCAACAGGAGCAACTGGGGCTACTGGTCCACAAGGTGCTACGGGTGCACAAGGACCACAAGGAATTCAGGGTCCTACTGGTGCAACAGGACCGCAAGGTGCAACTGGACCACAAGGTATTCAAGGAATTCAAGGAGAAACTGGTGCTACTGGAGCAACTGGACCTACAGGTCCTCAAGGAGCAACAGGTGCTACAGGTCCTCAAGGACCTCAAGGTGACACAGGAGCAACAGGTGCTGCAGGTGCTGATGGAGATAGATACCACACAACATCTACAACATCAATAACTCTTAATAATTATGCTGATCTAACTCTTTACACAGTAGATTTAAATTTAGATTATTCAATTGAACAAACAGTAATCATTGCACATTCTGATGAAAATCACATGCATGGTCAGGTTATTTCATATAATGGTGCAACTGGTGAACTACATGTTCATGTTACAAACCATACAGGTTCTGGAACATATACATCTTGGGAAATTAACTTAGATGGTGCTATTGGTATTCAAGGACCTCAAGGTATCCAAGGTGAAACTGGTCCACAGGGTCCACAAGGAGAGACTGGAGCGACAGGTGCTACAGGTGCGACAGGTGCTACAGGAGCCACTGGTCCTCAAGGACCTCAGGGAGAAACTGGTCCACAAGGTATTCAGGGAATCCAAGGAATCCAAGGAGATACTGGACCACAGGGACCTCAAGGAGATACAGGACCGCAAGGACCGCAAGGAATTCAAGGAATTCAAGGTCCACAAGGTGTACAAAATGTTTATGTACAAAGCACTGCACCATCATCTCCATCAACTAACTGGATCTGGATAGTTATCTAATGGCAACAAGGCTAACTGACAAAATAGATTCATACAATCTTAAATTAAATGTTAAGTTTGATGAAACCTTTACTGGCAATACACCAACAAGTAGTGGAACAGTAAATCTTCCAACTACAGTTGTGAATTATAGTGCTGGTGTGTCAGGAATAAATAAAGGACCCTTTCCTGGTCAAAAAGCCTGGCAATATAACAATTCAGTAAATGCAGCAGGCCAAAGATATACACCTACTACTAATTTTGGTGCTATTTTTGCACCAGCAAATGGAGACGGATTTACTGTAGGAATGTGGGTAAAAGTAAATGCATTTCCTGTTGCAAATGTTACATCTATTACTAGACTAGTAAACTCAACAGCAACAGGGTCTCCACATAACTTATATAATGGATTTTATATTGGATATGGTGAAAATCCAGCAAACAATAAAAATGCATTTAATTTTTATACCGCTGATTCAGATTTTTATATAGATTCAGATCATAATAATCAAGATTTAGTTGCTGGTAGATGGTATTACATTGCACTTCGTAGAATAAGAACTTATAGTTCTGGTAATACTTATATGAGTCATGAAGTTTATGTTAATGGAACATTAAAAGCAACAAGTCCACAAGTTATAGATATACTTCCTGCATGGACATTTTTTTGGTTTGGTTCTGCTACAGTCGCTAGTATTACAAATCATCAACTCGCTTCTTATCATGCTGACAGTAACACAATATTAGATGCAACAGCAATTAATAATATTTGGAAGGCTGGTGCTCCAATTCAAGTACCAGTAAAATATTACGACGGTAGCACATGGCAAACATCATCTGATAAAAAAGTCTATGATGGCTCAGAATGGATACCTATCTATGCAAATAGATGGGATGGCTCTTCTTGGGTTGCTATCTGATATACTAGTAGAGTGTAAAGCCTACACAACTGGGACTCTATGGTTTGTCACCTCATCCATAGGGTCCCTTTCTTATGCCTCTAAAAAGCCACAGGAGCCGTTTTAAGCCACTTTTAGGGGTTTTGGATAGGTAGACATACCAAACAACTATAAAGGTCTTAAATCGCTTCCTTGCAAACCTTCAAAAACTCTGCTATAGTAGTCATAGGTTTGTGGGGGCTTTTCACTGAAAGATATCTCTTTTAGTAAAGTTCTCTCCTCAACTCATAGGTTAAAAATCTATGGGGGGAGGGGGGGCTTTGCCTAAAAGATACTCTCTACTTAATATATATAATATATAGATATGATAATAATAGTTGATATAGATGATACCCTCGTTAGATATGGGGATAATCCTATACAGAAAAATATAGATTACATCAATGCCCTAGAGGGTAGAAAAGTTGTAATCACTGGTCGTCCTGATGGTGCCAGATCTGAAACTGTCAAAACTCTCAAAAAGATTGGCTTTAATTACTCAAGACTGATGATGAATCCCTATGGCTCTGATAAATCAGGGGAATGGAAAAGGGAAGCAGCAAAATCTCTATCTGATGTAGTACTAGCCATAGATAATGACCCAAAGGTTAGAAGAATCTATAACTCCCTTGGCATTAAAACTATGGACCCTGCCACTATTTGACAAACATTTTGCTAGGTGGTATAATATAACTATGGGACAAACCCATAGAAAAGGTGATAAATGGCTAAAGATAAAAAGACACCAGAAGAGCGTGTCAAAGAAGCATTAGAACAAATCAGAGACTTAGCAGGTATATCTGATGAAAAGTAAGGTTTGTAAATCCTGTAATGTAGAAAAATCTATAAAAGAATACTATGCATCCAAACGATATAAAGGTGGCATAGATTATTACTGTAAGTATTGCAGACTTGGTAATAGTATAAAGTCACAGCGTAGACAAAAGTTTAATAAATCTTGTACCGCTGGTCAGCCTGATTGTCCTAGACCACATTATTCAAACGGTATGTGTAAGAACTGCTATGAACGCAATAGACGAAACGGTACACCAATAAGAATCAATCAAGGTAAAGAAATATATGTAAATAACAGAGGTGGAACATTAACCTATAGTAATCTCAGAAAGAAACACCTACAGTATTACTATGATTTGACAGTTGAAGAGTTTGAAGAGATGGCTAAGGATGGATGTCATATCTGTGGAAATACCAGGGCATCATTTAAGCAACTACATGTTGATCATGACCATGAACATTGTGATGGACCTAAGTCTTGTGGATTATGCGTAAGAGGAGTTCTCTGTGATTCATGCAATGTGGCGGTAGGTAAGTATGAACAAAACAAACTAAGACTAGATTATCCTAAAAGAGAATCTATCATCTTATATGTTGGGATGCACGATAGTCTGATTTCTGATAGAATTAGTAAATATGACGAAGAGCAGAGGAATAGGCAGGGGCAACTATGACAGGTCCAAGGCCAAAAGAGGAAAACATTATGGACGCCCACCAAAGCACGGTAGACCAGAAGATGGTCCCACCTACTATCTCAACAAGCATAAGACAACTCAAAGACCTCGTAAATGCTCACGCTGCAGTCAGAACGCTTATTACTATCATGAAGATTTCGGCAACCTTTGTGCTCCTCACTTGCTTGATTTGGTTAATATAGGACAAAGGGCATTCTATTGGGACGATTATCCAGAGATGTGGGAAAGAACGGAGAGACTCCTCCAGAGGGAGCCAAAGATGTTTGGTACTGCCTGGAGCATGGAGCAGGACTCAGAACCTGTTGCTCAAGAGGACGAATAATGGGGTGGATATTAATAAATGAGGACTAACCCCTACGGTTCAGCGGAATAC